CTGCTGGGCTGCTTGTGACAACTACAAGTGTAGCCGTAAGTACACTAAAGAAGTCATAGCTAATGCTGCCAAGTGGTGGGGAAGTAATGAAGCACCTATCGCTGTCCAAGATATGTCTGCTAACTGTGATGAGTTCATAGCGCCAAAGGATGATTGGGAATGATGATGCGTAGTGTATTCTATATCTGGCTGATGATCTCAGCAACCATTGCCCTATACGATCCAGAGGTAGTAGGGCAGTGGCAAGCTAAGAGAGACATTGCTTACGAGGCAGCATGGGAGGCAACGACACCATGATTGATGCTACCTACATCGACCACATGGGTACAGACCTTAGCGTTGTGAATGCAGCACGGGTATCCTTTGGCAAGAAGAGTGAGATGCTTGAGGATAAGCATGGGTTCTGGTACGTCCAATCGAAGGACATCAATCTTATCAAGTACCTTGCCAAGCATAAGCACTACTCACCTTTCGGTCATGCCTTCGCATCCTTCCATGTCAAGGCCCCCATCTTCGTAGCACGACAGCTAGTCAAGCATAAGTTCCTACGATGGAATGAGATTAGTCGTCGCTATGTGGATAGTGAGCCTGAATTCTATGTGCCTAAGGTATGGCGAGGCAAGTCTGCTGATAAGAAGCAAGGATCAGAGGGTACAGTGGACATCTATGATGTTATCATGTATGAGAATGGTGGTATCATTGGACCTTGGACCCTTGGCGAGGAGATGCAAGAACACTTTGATAGATCAATGGAGCAGTACAACCTACTGCTTAAGTCTGGAATAGCACCTGAGCAAGCACGTATGGTACTGCCTCAATCTATGATGACTGAATGGTATTGGAGTGGATCACTTGATGCCTTCGCTGATATGTGCAAGCTACGCTGCAAGAGCGACACACAATATGAGACACGTATCGTAGCCGACAAGATAAACGTCATAATGGCTGACCTATTTCCTCACTCATGGGAAGCACTGTTAAGTGTGACTGAAGATGTACTAACACCTAAGATACTCCTTAAGCTAGACGACTACACTGCTTGGGAATATTACAACGAAGGAACTGAATGATGATCATCTTAGTCGATGGAGACGTTATCGCTTATAGGGCCTCCTTCGCTAAGGAAGGTGCATCACTAGATGAGGCTAAGGAAAAGACTGATGAGTTGATGGATGACATCATCTTCAACACTACTCAGCGTGAAGAAGAAGTGGAAGTATTCCTAACAGGTAAGGGGAACTTCCGCTACGCCATCAGCCCTACGTACAAGGCTAACCGCAAGGATACCCCTAAGCCTGAACACCTCAGTGATGTACGTGACTACATGGTGGATATGTATGGTGCTGTCGTTAGTAAGGGCCAGGAAGCTGATGACCTCATTGCTATACGAGCGACAGAGTTAGCATACAACTGCATTATTGTATCCACCGACAAGGACTTCAAGCAAATCCCCTGCACCCACTACAATCCAGTAAAGGATTTTTCGTTTGTAGTGGAGGAGTTTGAAGCTACCCTGTTCTTCTATACTCAGATACTGACAGGGGATAGGGCAGACAACATAGAAGGTCTGTATGGTATCGGACCCGTAAAGGCTGGTAAAATTCTTGAGAGTGCAACGACAGAGGAAGAGCTATACGAACGTGTGATGACTGCATATGAAGGTAATGAAGAACTCGTTACCATGAATGCTAGGTTACTCTGGCTTCGACGCAAAGAGGATGACGTATGGCTCCCGCCCACTCAAAGGTAAGACAACGAGCATTGAAGGCAGGGTACAGGTCAGGGCTGGAGGAGACTATAGCACTCCAACTAACAAGCCTATCTGTACCCGTTATGTATGAGACTGAGAAGTTCAAGTATGATGTGAATGAGGTACGCACGTACACGCCTGACTTCCTGCTTCCCAATGGGATCGTCATTGAATCAAAGGGTATATTTGTCGCTGCTGATAGAAAGAAACATCTACTCATCCAGAAGCAATACATTTTCCTTGACATCAGGTTCGTCTTCAGCAACAGTAAGGCTAAGCTTACTAAAGGATCTAAGACTACCTACGGGGATTGGTGTAACAAGCACGGGTTCCTTTACGCTGATCGACTAATCCCTGAGGAGTGGATAAAAGAATGCCCCTGATACATCACGTACTCAACGGACCATTGACAGATGACGAGGAGAACATCCTTTGTCTGTGCCTAGTAGAAGAGGATGGCAAGCTCTATGAAGAAGAGTTGATCTTCGATACTATGGAAGATGCTATGGCTTTCTGCGACCACTTCAAGTCTTCTATCGAACCGATTACACTTGAGCAGGGATGGGTAGACCATTGACAAATCGTACCGCTATCGTGTATACTTGCGCTCATGCTGATCCAGGTGCAAGTAACATCCGCTTCGATTGGCTAGGCAGTCTCATTGAAGACATTAAGCCTGACTATGTGGTAGACCTAGGTGACGGGGCTGATATGCGTAGCCTCAATACTTACGACACACGTAGTCCTCAAGCTATTGTATCTCAGTCATATCAGGCTGACATTGAAACATATAACGATGCACAGTCACGCATCTGGGATCGCTTCAGGCTTAAGAAGAAGAAGCGTCCTTGGCGCATTGGCTTTGAGGGTAACCACGAGCATCGTCTCAAGAAGGCTATCTCTGTCGATCCCCGTCTAGAGGGTAGCAAGTATGGTATCTCCTTCTCCCACCTACAGACTGACTATTGGTTTGATGATTACCATGAGTACAAGAACTCTGCCCCTGCTCTAGTTGATTATGATGGTGTCCTCTATGGTCACTACGTAGCTAGCGGCAACTTTGGATCTGCTCTATCGACTAAGCACCACGGCTACTCTCTCACTGAGAAGCTATCCTGTAGTGCAACTGTTGGGCATAGCCATAAGTTCCACTACTACGTCAAGGCTGAGGGTAGACCTAACCCTCTCCATGCCCTTGTCGCTGGATGCTTTAAGGGTAAGGAAGAATCTTGGGCTGGACAGGCTAATGCTGAATGGACTAAGGGTGTCGCTATCAAACGCTATATCAGCAATGGAACTTACGATCTCCAATGGGTAAGCCTTTCCGCATTGGAAAAGGAGTACGGGTAAATGTTTGACTTAGAGAGTAAGATCAGAGAACTGGTCGATAACTATGGACTGATGTTGCTCCTCGAACAGAATGACATCTCTGAAAGGTTTGTCATTAAGTACCTAGTCCTTGAAGGTTTCATTGACGTTGACGACTACTTCAATCTTGACGCAGAACTGGAAGAATGGAAGAGGGTAGAAGAATGATTAGTGGTGATGACATCGAAGCGTTCAAGGATCAGCAGTTCGAAGATGTGCTATCCTTTACAGACTACCAGATCAAGGCACGATCCTTTGCCTTCTACGACGACAAGCTTATCTATCCTACCCTTGGTCTATGTGGTGAGGCAGGTGAGGTAGCGGAGAAGGTGAAGAAGTTCCTACGTGATGGTACTCTAGATGATCGTGAGGTAGCCAAGGAACTAGGTGATGTACTCTGGTACTTGTCTAACCTAGCAGAGGATCTAGGGTACGATCTAATGGAGATTGCAACGATGAACATATACAAGCTAGAGGATCGTGCAAGACGTAACGCCCTACGTGGATCAGGCGACAACCGATAGGAGAGGTAGAATGAATATCAACACACAGTCTAAAGACTACACTGCTGTCAATGGTGGTCTATCTAAATTAGCTAAAGCTGATGCAGATCGTAAGGGCTACAAGTTTGTGACCAAGGCTGAGAAGGCTCGACGTAAAGCTAACCGCAACTCTGATGAGAAGAAATAATGAACAACCACCTACCCACTGACTACCAAGCCTTCATCCACACATCACGCTATGCTCGTTGGCTTGATGAGGAGAACCGTCGAGAGACTTGGACTGAGACTGTTAGTCGCTATATGCAGAATGTAGTAGTCAAGAAGACACGTGACGAGATCATCGTAGGTGACATTGAAGAGGCTATCCTTAGCCTTAACATCATGCCATCTATGCGGGCACTGATGACTGCTGGCCCTGCTATGGAGCGCGACAACACCTCTGGCTACAACTGTGCGTACATGGCAGTAGATGATCCCAAGTCCTTCGATGAGGCTATGTTTATCCTGCTGTGTGGTACAGGTGTAGGCTTCTCAGTTGAACGACAGTACGTAGGTAAGTTGCCTGATGTACCTGAGACACTGTTCACCTCTGAGGATTGGATCGTAGTACACGACAGCAAAGAGGGATGGGCTAAGGCTCTGCGTAAGCTCATTGCCATGCTGTACGCTGGTGAGATCCCTAAGTGGGATGTCTCTAAGGTACGTCCTGCGGGTGCTAAGCTTAAGACCTTTGGTGGTCGTGCATCTGGACCTGGCCCCTTGGTCGAACTGTTTAGCTTCACCATCAGTACGTTCAAGGCAGCAGCAGGACGTAAGCTGTCCTCTATTGAGTGCCATGACTTGATGTGTAAGATTGGTGAGGTAGTGGTAGTCGGTGGTGTACGTCGATCAGCTATGATCTCTCTGTCTAACCTTAGTGATGACCGTATGCGTAATGCTAAGTCAGGTCAGTGGTGGGATAAGAATGCTCAACGTGCTTTGGCTAACAACTCAGTTGCGTATACTGAGAAGCCAGACATGGAAACCTTCATGCGTGAGTGGTTGTCGCTAGTCGAGAGCAAGAGTGGTGAGCGTGGTATCTTCTCTCGCCCCGCCTCTAAGAAGCAAGCAGCAAAGAATGGGAGACGAGATGCTAACCATGACTTTGGGACTAATCCGTGCAGTGAAATCATTCTTCGTCCACAACAATTCTGTAACCTCACAGAAGTCGTTGTCAGAGCAACGGATACACTTGCGGACTTGGAAGATAAAGTAAGGCTAGCTACTATCCTTGGTACTATTCAATCTACCTTCACTAACTTCCCCTACTTGCGTAAGGTATGGCAGAAGAACACAGAAGAAGAACGTCTGCTTGGTGTGTCCCTTACTGGTATCATGGACAACGAGTTGATGTCGGATAAAGATGGTGATACAAACCTCTCCTTCACATTAGGAGTACTGAAGAATGTCGCTATTGCTACTAATGCTGAGTGGGCTGTTCGCCTTGGTATCCCTGCTTCTACTGCTATCACTTGTGTTAAACCTTCTGGCACTGTTTCACAACTTGTCGATTCTTCGTCAGGTATCCATGCTCGCCATAGCAGTTACTACATTCGTACTGTGCGTGGAGATAACAAAGACCCTCTGACGCAGTTTATGAAGGATCAGGGTATCCCAAGTGAACCTGATGTGATGAAGCCTGACACCACTACTGTGTTCTCCTTCCCACAGAAGTCACCTGAGGGTGCTATCACTCGCAACGACATGACTGCTATTGAGCAGCTTAAGTTGTGGATGACATACCAACGCCACTGGTGTGAGCATAAGC